ATAATCTAGGCTCAGTTCCTGGCATGGTTGTTTACAAAAACTTATCCTCCAACTACGGTTGGCAAGTTTACCACAGAGGAATGGCGAATGACCGTAGATTAGAGTGGGATGATCCTGGCAGTGGTTCAAGTTCTGTGGGTTGGTGGGATCAAACCACTCCAGTAACTAGTAGTGTTTTAAACATTGGAACAAATGCCCATGTAAACAACAATGGTCACAATTATGTAGCTTACCTATTTGGTCACGATACATCTAGCGGTCCTATACAGTGTGGAAGCTATACAGGTAATGGGTCTAGTACTGGACCAATAGTTACCCTTGGGTGGCAACCTCAGTGGTTAATGGTTAAAAGTGCAAGTGATACAAATCAAGACTGGTATATTATAGACACTGTTAGAGGTTTTGTATCGGGGGGTAACGATGCTTTGCTTCGAGCTAATACCAATGGTATAGAAGCTACTAGTGTAGCAAGAGTCAGTCCTTCATCTACAGGCTTCCAAATAGCAACTACTGATGCCGCATTTAACCAAAATAATGCATCGTATATCTACGTAGCCATACGTGCAGTAGACGTAGCCTCAACAACATACGACAGAAGTATCAAGTTCTCAGGTGGTACAGCTCCTGATAGTCCTGCTGTAGGTGAAACAGATGTAGTTACTATAAATACAACAGATGGTGGTACAAACTACTACGCATCTCTCGCAATAGATGGAGCTAAGTAATGGCTAACGATAAAGACTTTATTGTAAAAGAGGGTATAGACGTAGGTGGTCCAACAGTTCCTACCCTTGGAACTATAAGTAGCAGTAATGAGGTAGATTTATCTACGGGTAATAAGTTTGCTCATACACCTGGAGGAGCAGTAACATATACTTTTAGTAACCCCGGCCAGGTTCAAACTTTCGATATGCAGCTTACTGGTGGACAAGAGGCTGTGGCTAACTCTTTTAACACAACACTTTACACAGGTACAGGTTCTTCTCAAACTATTAGCAATGGTATAGACCTGTCAGGTTCTAATGAAGGGCTTGTATGGATTAAACGAAGAGACGCCACCGAACACAATAATTTGTATGATACAGTAAGAGGTGCTACAAAAGATCTGCGAACAAATGCAACTACTGCAGAGGGTACTGAAACTAACGGCCTACAAGCCTTTACAAGTAATGGTTTTACTGTTGGTGGTGATGGTTTAGTAGGTGTAAATAACGGTTCATATGTAGCTTGGACATTTAAATCTACATCTAAATTCTTTGATGTCGTAACATATACTGGCAGCTCAACTGCTGATGGTGGTTATAATCGTATAGCCCATTCTCTTGGGACCGATGTTGGTATGTTAATGGTTAAAAGACTAGATTCAACAAGCGATTGGGAAGTTTTCATTAGGAACAGTTCTGGATCATACATTGGACTAAATCTTAATACATCAAATATGCAGCAATCAACTTTTAGTAGTGGTACTAATACTATTAATAGCACTAACTTTAGTGCTTGGTATATAGGTGAAAATACTAACGGTGCATCTTACGTAGCATACCTTTTTGCTCACGATACAACATCAGACAGTATGATAAAAACTGGTAGCTTTACTAACGACTCAAGCTCACAAAATGTTGAAATAAACCTTGGATGGCAACCTCAGTGGTTACTCTTAAAAGGCTACAGTAGCGGTTCTGGATTAGGTAGTTGGTATTTAAAAGATAGTACTCGTGATGATAAAAGGTTACAACCTAATAACAATAATGCAGAAGGAACTAGTACTGCATTTGAACTAACCGCTAATGGCTTTACACCAACAACATATTATGGTGGTGATTTAGTATACGTAGCTATACGTAGTGCAGCAGCTACAGCAATCTCTTGGCCTAGTTCTGTACAGTTTACCTCAGGGTCAGCACCAAGCGCACCTGCACTTAACGAGGTAGATAACTACACATTTTCCACTAGGGATGGTGGCACAACCTACACAGGAATACAAACTGGCAATAACCTAAGCTAATAGAGGACAGGGAATCTATGGCAGACTTTAAAGTAAAGAATGGGCTACAAGCAAAGCGATACTTGCAGACCACAACAAATGTAGCTAGCTCTACGTCTACAGTACGTATAGCTATTACGGTAGCTAATCCAGGATCAGGTAACAAGTATTACGTCGATGGCTCGCTTGTGACTAGCTTAACCTTGTATGAAGGTATTACTTACATCTTTGATCAAAGTGATAGTACTAACTCAGGACACCCATTTAGATTTTCTGCGACATCTGATGGTACGCATAACAGTGGGTCAGAGTATACTACAGGTGTTACTACCGGAGGTACACCAGGATCATCAGGGGCATTTACACAGATAGTTGTAGCTTCGGGAGCCCCTACGTTATACACCTACTGTACAGCTCACAGTGGTATGGGGTTTACAGTATCTACCGAAGCTGCTGATGTTGTAGACCTAAGTAAAGGTAATAACTTTAGTATAACACCTAGTGGTAATTCTACTTTTGCTTTTATCAATCCTCCAGAGAGCGGCAAGGCACAAGCTTTCTCTATGGAGATTACAGGTGGTACTAATGGTATGAGTGATGTATTTAGTACTACACTTTATACAGGAAATGGTACGGGAGGTACAACTATTACAAATGGCATTGACCTTAGTGGTCAAGGTGGGTTGATTTGGACAAAATCAAGAAGCTCAACGTATAATCACACATTAGGCGATACTGTAACTGGTGTAAATAAATACCTCTATGCAAATATGACTGCTGACGTTGATACAAGTTCGGCCTATTACAGTGCGTTTAACAATAACGGTTATGTCATTGGTGACGCAGGTCAAGCTACTAATGCCAACGAGCTTAATGCAAATACTGTAACCTACGTCTCTTGGACATTCCGTAAAGCCCCTAACTTCTTTGATGTAGTTCAAATAACAGGGGATGGAACAGCAGGTAGAAATATAAGCCATAGTCTAGGCGAAGCTCCGGGTATGATTATAGGTAAAAGAGCTGATGGTGATGGTGAACATTGGCACGTTTTCCATCGTAGCCTAGATGGAGGTAATCAACCTGCGACTCATGCATTAAGATTAAATGGAACTAATGCTGAAATGGATGAGAGTAGTTATTGGAATGACACTGAACCTACTAGCACACAGTTTACAGTTGGGAATAACCAAAACCACAATGGTGGTACTCATATTTTCTACTTATTTGCACACAATAATAACTCTATTAATTGTGGAAGCTACGCTGGTAACGGTTCTGCTACAGGACCAACGATTACTACAGGTTTTCAACCTCAATGGTTAATGATAAAAAGAGCAACTGGTGGTACTGGTAATTGGGATATATATGACAGTACAAGAGGTATACCAGATGGTGCAGGTGACTTACGTTTAGAAGCAAACACCACAGATGCTGAAAGTACTCCAGGTGTTGATAGAGTAAATGTAAGTTCTACTGGTTTTAGTATTGCTACAACAAATGCTGAACTTAACAGTAATGGAGATACATATGTCTATGTAGCTATAGCAGCAAGTGCAGCAGCTAGTTTAACATGGCCTACTTCAGTAAAATATCCGGGAGGTACTGCACCTAATAGCCCTACAGCAGGTAGCAAAGACTTATATACATTCGTGACGGTAGACGGTGGAACAACTTACTTAGGTAAGAAAGCAGCAGAGGGATTATCATAATGTCAATAGTTAATTCGATAATGGGTCAAGCTGCTAACCAATATGCAGCCCCTGTAAACGTAGAAAATTTATTTAGCATTGATCTGTGGACAGGGAATGCAGGTACACAAACCGTTACCAACGGGATTGACTTTACCAATAAAGGTGGTTTGTTGTGGTTTAAACAAAGAACGTCTGGTAGTAACGAGCATAACTGGTGGTTAGATACAGTAAGACCTGCTCAACACACACTAAGTTCCAACTTAACAAGTGCACAAATTAACCAAGTAGGTTATGCCCCTACACTTAGTTCAACTGGTTATAATATAATTAACTGGGCTTATTCTAATGATAATAATGAAGATTATGTAGGGTGGAGTTTTAGAAAACAACCTAAGTTTTTTGATATGGTTACATACAAAGGTAATGGCTCAATACAAGCTATACCTCATAATTTAGGATCAGTTCCTGGAATGATTATAACTAAACGCTACGATGATACTGCAGGTTGGGGTGTATATCATAGGGGTTTTGGTGCAACTGCTACTGGTACTCTAAATGGTAGTAATACGTGGAATACAGACACTTCCTTTTTTGGTGATACTGATCCAACTTCTACACACTTTACAGTTGGAGCTTCTGCCTACACAGGTCAAAACAATGAAGACTACATAGCCTATATATTCGCTCACAATGACGGTGACGGTGGCTTTGGTGCAACTAATGATCAGGACATTATCAAGTGCGACAGTTATACTGGTAATGCTTCTGGTACTGGCCCAGAGATTAACTTAGGTTTTGAACCTCAGTGGTTGCTAGTAAAAAATGCAAACAACGGTAGCGCTGATTGGTTACTATTTGATGTAATGAGAGGTTGGGGCATGGGTGATGCCGATATAATCCTAGAACCTAACACAACAAATGCAGATGCAGCTTCACAAAACTGGGTTGATATTACACCAACTGGTTTTAAAATTACAAATGCTAATGGTCAGATCAATGGCTCAGGTCAAAAGCACCTCTACATGGCAATCCGTAGAGGACCAATGGCTACGCCTACTGATGCGACTAAGGTTTTTGCTATTGATGGAGAAGTTGACACCTCACCAAGCCCTCCAACTTTTAACTCAGGGTGGCCTGTTGATTTTTGGATGGGCAGAAGAAATACCGCAGGTGTCGATACTTGGTATTTATATGATCGACTAAGAAAACATGACATTGCAGTAAGTTCAAACCTTACTGATGCAGAATTTACAGCAGGTGGGACATACAGCAGAAATGATAGAACCGATGGTATTGGTGATTTTGCTACGGTTTACTATGCAAATTCTCAAGCATGGATGTGGAGGCGTGCACCTGGTTATCTTGATGTAGTTGCTTACTCAGGTACAGGTAGCACGACAACTATAAGCCATAATCTTGGTGTAGTGCCTGAGATGATGTGGATAAAAAAACGTAGTGGAAGTAATAACTGGAAAACCTTTCACTCTAGTTTAGGTGCTACTAAATCAATGGAGCTAAATACAAACGTAGCAGCCGAAACAAATGGTAGTTCATTATGGAACTCAACAGCACCAACAGCGTCTGTATTTACATTAGGTTCAGCAGGTGATGTAAATAGTAGTTCACATACCTACATGGCCTACCTTTTTGCTACCTTAGCAGGTGTATCCAAGGTGGGTTCGTTTACGTTAGGAAGCAGTGGAAGTACTAACATAGACTGTGGCTTTTCGTCAGGCGCTAGATTTATTCTTGCGAAGAAAACAAGCGGAACTGGAGGATGGCTTGTATGGGATACTGCAAGAGGAATTGTAGCAGGTAATGACCCTTATTTACTCTTAAACAGCAATGCTGCTGCATCAGGAGGTTATGATTTTGTAGACCCATATAGTCAAGGTTTTACAATACCAGAGGCTTCATATTGGGGCGCTGGTGACTACATCTTCTACGCAATCGCATAATCAAACTCATATGAAAGGATCAATCTAATGGGTGAATACAGACATAGAACAACAGAAGTAGTAAAATCACAGGGGGCGTGGCGAGCGGATTATCCTAATACGTCATTTCCTGCTGTATGGTCAAAAGATACACTAGACTACCTACAGCTAGACCCAGTGTTTCCAAGCCCTGCAGCTACAACAACAGCGTATCAAATAAGTGTACGTGACGGTGTTGAGCAAGACAGCGATGGTAACTGGGTTGAGAAGTATGTAGCTCAGGATATGTTTGCTGATATTGAAGATGGTGAAACAAAGGCAGAGCAAGAGGCAGCTTATCAGGCTACCTTAGACACTGCCATTGCTGCTGATAATAGGGTTACTCGAAACAAACTACTAGCCGACACAGACTGGACTCAGATGAATGACAGTCCTCTTAGCAATGAAGATAAGACTGCATGGGCAACTTATCGACAAGAGTTAAGAGATGTATCTGACCTAGATGCTTGGCCTAACTTAGCCGACGAAGATTGGCCTACAGCACCTTGAGGAGATAACAATGGGTTTTAGATTAAGTCAAAGATCAATGGATAAACTAGAGGGTGTACACCCTGCTATGACTGGTGTAGTAGAAAGAGCTATACAAATTACAGATGTAGACTTTGGAGTTACGCAGGGTATAAGAACCTTAGATCAACAAAAGGCTAATGTAGCTTCTGGTAAATCACAAACAATGAAATCTAAACACCTGCTACAAGAGGACGGTTTTAGTCATGCAGTAGACGTTGTAGCTTATGTAGGTTCAGATGTATCTTGGGAACTAAACTTGTACGACAATATCTGTGATGCATTTAAGCAAGCTGCATACGAAGTGGGTTGTAGTATAAAGTGGGGCGCTGCTTGGTCTGAAGGTGACATTAGATCT